GGGCAAGATCCAATGGCTCAAGAGCCTGAAGATCCATTAACAGTTGCGCCTGTCCAAGAATCTAGTGGCGATGGTAAATATGGCCACATAACTTTCACGCCTCCTGATTCAGTTCGTAAAGCTGCTAAGCGTGGACTTGAGCTAAGGAAGAAATACAATAGGGGCGGAACTGCCATAGGGGTGGCCCGTGCAAGGGATTTGATGAATGGTGCAGAACTCTCTCCATCGACCATCAAGCGCATGGTAAGTTACTTTGCCCGTCACGAAGTGGACAAGAAGGGCGAAGGATGGGGTAAAGATTCTGCTGGCTATGTCGCATGGCTATTGTGGGGCGGAGATTCTGGCAAGTCTTGGGCTAACAAAGTAGCCAATCAAATGGATTCGGCGGACAAAAAGAAATGACGCTACTTGTCAATGCTGAGCATGATCCGCTTGATCTATGCAAGCTAACTGTAACTTTTATGCTACAGTTAGGGACAGTGAATGAAATTGTTAAGCATCAACCAAATAACTCACAAGCAATTGAGAAAAAGCAGTATTTAGAGAGTGGATTAAAAACCCACATAGCTGAATGCGAGAGATGCAGGAATTCACTAAAGGATTTTTGATATGGATTTCAAAGATAGGATCAAAGAGTTTAGGCGCATAAAAGCCAGTGATCTACTGGCTAATCCGCTAAACCATAGGGTCCATCCAGAGAAGCAGCGCAAGGCATTACGCAAGACTCTTAAAGAGATTGGCTTTGCTGGAGCGTTATTATGCCGTGAACAGGATGGCAAGTTAATCCTGATTGATGGGCATATGCGGGCAGCTGAGTGTGGCGATGCCGAAATTCCAGTCCTAATTCTTGATGTGAATGAGTCTGAGGGAAACAAGATTCTAGCCTCGTATGATGCCATCGGATCAATGGCGAGAATCGACGAGAAGATTTTAAATGATCTGATGGATTCATTCACAAGCGATATTGGTGATGTATTCGGTGAAATGAGTTCATCAGGAAATATTTTTGAGGAAGACGAAGAGAAACAAAGGAAAAAAGAGGAGGAGGAAAACGAATTAAAGGAAAAGGAACAAAAGGAAGATAAGGCAAGGAGAGAGCGGATAAAGAGTGGCGAAGAACTACTTGGAGTTAAGCCGGGAGAACTGTGGAAAATTAGGGATGGATCTTATATCTACTGCGGTAGTTATAAGGACAAGATTTTCACAGATATGTTTATTGAGATGGCGAATTTTGGCGCAAAGTCCCGAACATACTACAAAGTTATGTTAAACGCTCCAAGGGCGACAACTGCGGAATATGGTGCATTTGATTTTCTATCCAATCTAATTGAATTAGACGAAGGTTGGACATTTACAAATAACGATCCCACTCTTCTCGCCTCCCTGCTGGACAGTAACAGTGTCAAGGGGCTATATACATTTTCCAATGGTGATTTTTCGCAAATAACGACATTTCACCATAAGAATAAATCTGAACCTATTTCCCATATGAAGAATCATTTCAATGAGGAAACTGACAGGGAAAGAGGAAGGCATCTAACAGCAAATGTTGAATCGTTTCCTCCTCCAGTAAATGGAGCAAGAGTTCATAGATTTGCATTAGAAAGAATTATTGTAAGAACTAAGAAACACGCATCAGCACAAGAAAAAACTGTTCCATTTCTAATTATCCCATGCTCAAACACTGGGCTAATTACACGAATTGCTTTATCTGGTCACCATTGCAAAATATTGGCAGCTGAGCCAGACCCAAATTTGGTAGAATACACTCTCCAAAACTTTTTCGCTTTTCCGGCAAGACATCATCAAAACCGGGAAACTATGCCTCCACCAAAGAGGATGATTCGATGGAAGCAGCAACTAGGCGATTTAACGAACTCTTAGCTGCGAAGGTTGGGATTGAGCAGATAGAGGCATTACATGACGCAGATATTGCTTCAAGGAAACTGCTTGGACTAATATCCCAACGGCAAAAATTGGCAACAAATGCCAAGGATCTCAACGACTACACTTCAATCCATTTCAATTTGGAATGTATCTATCTGGAAATGAACAGTCTGGTAAACAGATTGTGCCCAAAAATACTTGAGGATCATTCAAGACGGCTCAATTCAATTATGGCGGACCTCCTTGCAGGGAAAGATTTACAGGAGTCAAAGCGCACAATTGCCCGTGATATTTTCCCCGGTATCCCAAAAAATTTAATCCTTGAAATAATTCGCAACAGGAACATTCCTCAGAGAATTATGCAAAAAATGTCTCGTACCCGGATGAATCCAACTGCCGTAGCGCAACTGGTGGCAATCCAAAAAGATCCGTTAATCCGGTCTTCAATGGTTACCCAATATTTTCAAACTATGCGGAATAATGCCTATATGATTGCCCGGACGGCAATTAGTTCAATGATGGGCCAAGTTGCACGAAATACATATTCAGCACTGCCCAAGGAATTAGTGGGTTTTCAAATCCATGCCATTCTGGACAGTAGAACAAGACCAGCGCATCGTGAACGAGATAAGACGGTTTATTACAAGAATCCTCGCTATGACAACCTTGGTTTTGACCAGATGCCAAATCCTCCACTAGAGGCAGATGGATCAACTGCATTCAATTGCAGGTGCTGGCTAACGCCAATCTTGAATATGGAACCAACCAAATTTTATGATTTCAAGGGCAGAATTATTCCAGATGCCAAAACCTTTAGCCAATGGTTTGGGTCAAGTACAAAAGATAAGCAGGTATTGGCAATCGGGATTAAACGGCATCAGATGGCTTCAAAGCGTTTAAAGAAGGGCGAAACGCTCCAGTGGTGGCATCTGCTAGACCCAGATTCTGGAATGTTACTAGATTTAGATGAAATAAAATCAGAATCTCCGCAAAAAAGGGCAGGAAGAATTAAAAAAGCAAAAAATATCATATTCAAGCCTTGACACAATTTTATATTGCTATCAATATATCCAATATGCCAACTAATCTTTCGCTTCTAGAAGACCTCAACTCTATTATTCCACTTAGCCAATGGTCAAGTGGGAAAGAGGCTTTGACGGTTGATCGTGAAGCGGGGATCATCAAAGGCATCAAAATTCTTGGGTTCACATCCCAGAATGGTAGGCGGTATACGCCTGAAGCCTGCAAAGCTGCAATTTCCTTGTACGAAGGAAAAAAGGTCAATATTGACCATCCAGAAAAAGGCCCAACCCAGCAGCGTTCAACATACGACCGCTTTGGAAAGTTTATCAATGTAAGATTCGTCGAAGGCGATGGTCTTTTCGGTGATCTTCTCTACCTCAAAAGCCATGAGATGGCTGAGAGTGTATGCGAAGCTGCTGAGCGCAAAGAACTAAATGATGTATTCGGAATGAGCCATAATGCTCAGGGCGAAGGATCTGTAGATAAACAGGGTATATTCGTTGTCTCAAGGATAACAGAAGTGCGCCATGTCGATCTCGTCGCAGACCCGGCAACGACTCAATCGCTCACGGAATCAGCAGCGACAACAAAGCAGAAAACAGAAGAAGCAGCGTACTCTGGAGTTTATCGAACGAGTAAAAAACGCTCTCCTAAAGCGAGGAGGGGATTCGTGAAATCTAAGAGTAAAAGCGCAAACAAGCCTACTGGAACTATTAAAGAGAGTGAAGACGAGACTAATCCAGTAGTGAACGAAAAAGAAGAAGACAGAAAAGACTTACACCACCGGATTATGCAGATCATTACCCGTGATGATATGGCTGATGATCGTAAAGCTGATGCTGTTCTTGATTTCCTTATGGATGAAATGGGGGACGAAGAAATGGATGCAACTGAGGCTATGGATCGTATTGATGATTCAAATAAGGATCAGAAGGGCGATATGCCAGCTGATTCAGGATCGGATGATACCGAAGAGGCGAAGGACAATAAGAAGTGTTCTAAGTGCGGTTGCGATTGCCAAGGCAGCATGGGTGCTGAAGAGGGTAGTTGCAAAGAAGGCGAAGAGGAAGATGGTGGCGAAGATAAATATGCAGATAAGAAGGAGCGCATGAAGCCTGTAAAAGAATCTAAAGATCCTAAAGAAGAATTGAAATACTTGAGAGCTAAGGACAACATTCGCAACTTGTGTGAGCAAGCTGGAATTAAGTTTGAAGATTCTCTTGTAGAAGACCTTTCGAGTCTTTCCGCTTCTTCTCTGGAGCGTCAGATCAAGCGTATTGCTGCTTCTGAAAAAGCTGCAAAGCCCAAATGCCCACCAATCAATGCCCCACTTCAAGAAAGTAAGGGTAATGGTATTCCTGAAGGTGATTCTTTGTTCCGTTGGTTGCAAAACTAAAAAGGGGGTACGACGATGAGTACGACTTTTGGTGGTGGCAAACTTTATAAACCAGCAAGCGATACGGTGATGAGCCTCGCTAGCGCAGCGTCAACTGCCATCAGTGTGGGAGATCTGCTTTACTGGGACAGCACCAACAAAGTGCTGAAGCCCTTCGATGCTTATGTAGCAACTGGGACGGTTAATACCGATCAAGCTGCAATTCGTGCAGTTTTCGCTGGCGTTGCCCTTCAAGGCAAGCTGGCAACTGATGCCAGTGCTGGCTATCCAGCCTTCAATGGTGAATCAATCACCTTCGCCCCTGATGCTTTGTATGAAGCAACTTGTGCAGCTACTACTTTTGAGCCCGGTGATCTGGTTGCAGCTTCGGTTGCAGCAACTGCTGGTGCTGGAAATGTTGCAGCGCAAACACTCGTAAAGACCACCGATTCTGGTGAGGCACTTGGTTATGTAGTTGAGCGTTATGCATCGAATACCACATCGGTGCGAGTGCGGTTGATTGGGCGATGGTCGCCTTACAACTTCGCTGATTACAACACCATCACCTCAGCCTGATCCACAACACAATAAGAAAGGTACTGATCCATGAACACGATGAAACTTAGAAATCTGTACGAGTCCCGAACCAAAGAAACCAACGGTCGATGGCGTTTCCTAACCGAAATGCGCCAAGGTCTTGGTCTTTGCGACAAGGAAGGGAACGACAACAAGGACTTTGCTGGCAACCGCATCTTGAAGGACCGTAGCGTCCGTCCAGAGCAGTTCAGCCTGCAAGAGCTTGCTGAATCCATTGTTGGGCCAAGCTGGAGGCAGATCTTTAATCCTGAATCCGGCACAATGAATCAGTACACGGTAGCTCGTTCACTGGTGGAAACTGGTTTCCCCAATGAGCAACGGGCACTGGTTGAGGCCACTGGTTTTGGTCTTGATCCTTCAGCTTTTCTGAACATCAATACTTTCACCTCCATCGTTGGTGGACTGGTTGAAGTAAAGATTTTGGAAGCATTCCAGAACCCTGCTCTGATTGCTGATCGCCTGATGCCTGTTGAGTCCACAAAGCTCAATGGTCAGAAGATTATCGGTCTTCAGAACATCGGTGATCGTGGGCGTAGGCGGGCTCCCGGTGAAACTCATCCTCGTGCCCAATTCGGGGAGCGTTGGATCGAGACTCCAGAAACCCGTGAAAATGCCTTGGCACTTGATGTTCTCAAGGAAACGGTTTTCTTTGATCTGACTGGTGCAATCCTCCAGCAGGCATCTAGTATCGGCACTGAGTTGGCATACCGTAAGGAACTTGAAGTAATTGATACCTTCCTTGGTGTCAACAACTCATTCAAGTACAGCGGTACTGCTTACAATACTTTCCAGACAAGCCGAACACTTGGCTATCTGAACGCCCATACGAACCAGCTGGTAGATTGGACTTCGCTCCAGTCTGCTTATCTGCTGTTCACTCGCCAAGAAGATCCCCATACGGCGAAGCGTTTGCTCATTACGCCGGATACCATTTTGGTCAATCCGGCGAAGATGGCAACCATCAATCTGATCATTGGGGCATCCTCCACTGATCGCCGTACCACTCCGGGTTCAACTCAGGCTACTGCTTCTGAATTGAACATTGCCAGCACTCCGGGCAATCCTTACAGTGGCCAGTTCAATGTTGTTACCAGTCCGCTTGTTGAGCAGCGATGCTTGGCAGCTGATGGTCTGAACTTGAGTCAGGCTAACACTGATGGCTTGTGGTTCATGATGCAAGCTGGTAAACCATACCGCTATATGCAGAACTTCCCGCTGACTGTAACCCAAGCAAGCCCAAGCCAGTACGAAATGCTGGATCGGGGCATCGTAGCATCCTACTTCGCTGAAGAGCGAGGTATCCCAAGCGTCTGGAGTCCTTGGCACATCGTCAAGAACAACAACGCTTAATAACTGAGGCATACAGATGAAACCCACCACATCTGATAAGCCTGTTGTTGCTACGCCAATGATGAAGGCATGGGAAGTTGCTTATGGCGATTTACCCCGTGCCTTCATCAAGGCTTATGGCAGAGAACAGGCTAAGAACGAATATCGAATTCGTTACCATCTGCACGAAAGTAGACAACCAATCGCATTGGAGATGAAAGATGTCAGCGGAAACTGATCTAGATCAGGCAATCGCAAACATCTCTTCAGCGATCAAGGAAATAACTGCTAGTCCCAAGCCCAATTACACGGTCGATGGTCAGACCGTGGCTTGGGGGGACTATCTCGATACATTGACAACCAAACTGGCATCATTGATAAAGACCAAGCAGCTTATTGGTGGACCATATCAGCGCATGACAAGGATGAAATCCCGATGAAATACGCCAAAATTGACGCAGCTACAGCTGGATCAAACACTGTTGTTGCTGCTGTTACAGGTAAAAGAATTTTGGTGTTACTGTATGCCATCACGAGTTCAGCGAACCAAAACGCATATTTTGCTTCAGGTTCTACAGCAATTACTGGAACACTGTATTTTGGGAATCACAGCAATACGATGGCAGCATATGGAGCAATGACTCCAGCTGGTACTGTTGGAGTGCTTAGAACCGAGATTGGCGAGGCCTTGAATTTGGTTCTAAGCGCATCAACAAGCCTTGGTGGTCATTTAACCTACATGGTAACGGACTAACAAAATGGCAAATATCAGAACAGTATTGACAATTCAATACACTGATGAGTTGCCACCAGAAGAATCAATTCTTCCAGCTATTCCAGTTAAAGAAGAGAGAACTAAGCCCACTGGCATACTTTCAAAGGTAGGCGATTTCTTTACAAATTTATTTGGTAGATTTTCTGGGAAAAAGGCTAAAGACAAAGAAGTGGTTCAAGATGAGCCAACGATGGTTGAATTTGAACCTCCAGAGGTTGATAGAAAAGCTAGAAAAAAATATTTGCTTCAGTTTGCATCACAAATTGTTGAGAAACATAAGCAAAATATTAATGTTAAGTATCCTCCAGCATCATTGCCGGGTGAATATCCAGCGAGACGATCTGGAAAACTGCAAAGAAGCATTTACTACAAGCCTCGCACTGCTGAATCGCTTGAGGATAACAGCAGGATAAAAATTGGATATAAGAGTCAGGGAAAACCTGATCCTGCATTTTATTCTAAAATATTGGCTGGAAGAGGAAGACTTGGATTGGCCGATACGGCAGATAATATGCCAAAACCAAGTAAATTTGGTCAAATAGAAATACGCTATCCGGGGGATAGATCGTAATGCTAGATATATCGTCAGACTATGAAGTATTTGACAACAAAGAGAATATTTCATTTCAAAATATTGGCGAAAACTCTATAGTAATTTCAAATGTTATTCGCCGTCCAGCAAATCTTGCATTTGAAAGTGCTGCTGGAACAATTATGTACACTGTAGCAGTTGAATTTGTTATTTGGAAATTAGAAGCACCTGTAACATTTATACCAAAATTAAATGCAAAAATTACAGACAATTTAGGAAAAATATATAATGTAGACAGCATTGAAGATGGCGTGTTACGATCTAGATGGAATGTAAAAGCTACTGCTCAAGCATCACTTGGGGTTAATTGATGGCTAGTTCAGTATTTTGGGAAGCACTGGTTTACACCAAGCAGCGTCTTGAGGCGATTCCAGCAATCCCAACTGTTAAAATTCGTAAGAAACCTGTACTGCTCCAAGAAGACACGATCCCAATTATCCTTGTCACTCCGGGCAAGGAAAAGGTTGGGATGGAAGCATTTGAGCGGGTAGTCGAATATATCTACGAAATCCAAATAACTATGATCCGGCCCGGTAATCGTATATACGAAGCAGATGTTGAATCGTTCTTAAAATTACGCCAATCTATTAGAAATAGTCTTTACCAGCCAACTCTTCCCGGTGCAAACACAGTAATTGATGCAATTATTGAAACAACAGCACCTTTTGATGTTGTATCCGGCGATGCAGGCAATTATGATATATCTGGTTTAATTATTAGATATAAAAGTATTGAGGAGCGAGTTAGCTAATGGCACTGAACTCTGCTTCGACATCACTGAGTTTATCTTGGGACCAGCAAAAAACGGTTACTGGATTTGATTCTGTAAGTCAAGGTCCAGATGCCGTATCGCTATCAGTATCCCCAAATCTAACTGGAACTAATCCAGTAAATATCGTATTCGCAGAACAGCGAACTTTGGCAGCTTCTGGGTCATATACCTATGACATGAGTACGGGCCTAACCGATCTCCTTGGTAATTCAATCGCATTGGCTCGAATTTTCGCCGTAGCCATTACTTCTTCTGTTGGAACAGTTGTATATGCTCCCGGCGCATCAAACGGTCTAGAGTGGTTCCTTGGCGGAACAAGCCCAACTATTAGCATCCCAGCTGGAGCGGGATTCATATTTACGACTCCCACTTTCCAAGCAGTTAGTGGAACCGACAAGACATTGACTCTTTCTAGTTCTGCTGGTGCTACTTACAAAATTGCATTTTTAGGAGGTCAGTAATATGGCTTATTACGCTGGCAAGACTGGATTCCTTAATATCGCTGGTGCTGCTCAACCATTAGAGGAATGGAGCTTAGAACTTGAAACGGAAGAAGTAGAATTTACTAATTTTGAATCGTTTGGAATGAAATCAGTTCTTGGTGGTATTCGTGGTGGCACTGTTTCTGGATCGGGAGTCATGGATAGCGTTGCTGGTGCAGCGGTCCTTACTAGCTTTTCTACAACAGCTACATCAGGAACAATCATAGAGGTTGAGTGTGGTTTTGTTAAAACCGGCACAGTTGGCATAACTGTCAAAGCGGTCCTTACTAGCTTGACAATTGGAAACAATGTAAAAGAAAAGGCAACTTTCGAGTTTAGTGGAACATTGAGCAATATGGATTCCGCAACCACAATCCCAGTTCAAGCGCAGAATTCTCCAATAGTTATTGCTTAATAAATAGGAGCAAACCATGCCCTTCTATCTTGGCAAGGGTTCTGGTGTTGTCTTCACTTCTGAGACTCGTCCGGGAACCGTCCTTAATCTCTTTGCCGATGAATGGGGCATCGAGATTAAGGACGAGTCTATTAATATTACAAGCATAAAACCACTTCGTGATAATAATGTCATAAACGATCTCGCAGCTGTTCCAGCTTGGAGAGACTTTGGCATTCCAATGCAAATGCTTAATGGCGGACTCCGTGAAACAGTAATTACTATGCACGGATTTCTATTTTATGACAACACAGTAAGCGTTAATGATGATGCAAGAATCCCAATCATAAATGAGCGTGGAAAACTTGAAATAAAATATAGTAATAACGCTGGAATTAAAAAAAACCTATTTAAAGCGGATAGCGTTGTTGTAATTAGTTCAAAATTTGATATGTCAGTGACTGGTGCTTTAGAATATGATATAGAATTCAATGTCCTAACTACTGACATTGATTATGTACCCCACCCAGCAAAGGTTTAATCATGGGAATCAATACGCTTTCTGACTCTCTTGGACAGTCTGGCGGAGCCATTGAATGGACTTGTTCCAAGGGGAATAAATACAAGATCTCGTTAATGACGCTTGAGAAGCAGTCAGAATTTGAAAGGGCATTAGAGAAGCGGGCAATTGAGAAAGTAAAAACGCTAAAAGATGTCCTTGAGAAGGATGAATACTCAGCTGAAATATCAAAGGCAATTGAATCAATTAAAGATGGTCATTATATTTTTGGTGGCCCAGCTGCATCTGACGCATTGAGAACACTTTGGGGAATATCCAATTTAATGGCAATCCTAATCGGGGTATCTCCCAATGATGCCAGCATTATTATTGCTGAGAATAATGATATTGGCGAAATCATGGAAATGGTAATTGAAAGGTCTTTCCCGGTGGCATCGGGAAAGGGGAAGAAGGGGGAGGGCCAGTAAGGCCAAATTGGCCCCAGCTTGTTGCTGGGTTAATTGATGAGCCGTATTGCCTGACAATGGATCAGGTAGCAAAATTAACCATGAGACAAGTATCGCTAATTTACTACCGGGAGCGGGACAAGAAGACTGGGGTTCCAAAGAAGATAAATCCAAGCTGGGATAATAGTGTAGACAATGCTTACCAGCAGTTTATTTCGTTAGGCCTCTTCTTTGGAAAGTCCATAGAAGAACTACAGGCGGAGTGGGACAAAGCAAATGGCAACTCCAGCTGACAATCTAGATTCACTTGTTGCATCTTTTGGAGCAATCCAAGGGATCATGTCTAATATTGATGTTTCAATTCAAACTGCAAGCTCCACAACAAACAATTCAATAAATAACTTAATAACAGAAACAAATTTAAGGCTTGATTCATTAATATCAACAGTTGAATCTATTAATATGACTACGATGCTTGGATTAGCATCACCTATTGTTGACATAACTCCAATTGTTAATGAATTACAAAATATTTCAAATTTAATTACTGATCTTGATGCAACCTTGGTAATGGTTGGGAACAACATCGTTTCTCAAATTCAAATGTCAGGAGCAACTACAATATCTACTGGAGCAATTGAAAATGAATTAATTTATCAGACTGCTGTACTTGAAAACATTTCAAGAAGTCTTCTTGATATACAAAATGTACTATGGACATCACTTCGTGCAAGCAATATGAATTTTAATGAATTGGGAGATTCTGATTGCTGTGAAAGACTTATTGCAGAAATTAAAAAACTGGTAAATGGCAATAACAATAATAGGAATCAAAATAATAAAGGAGATCAAGCATCCGGTGGAGGAGCAAGTTTCAATAAAGCATTAGTTGGAATAACTGGTGGCATTGGAACGGCATTTGTTTCAATTACAACTGAGCTTGTAAAATTTGGATCTCAAATAAAAGCAGCTGCTTCAAAAGGTGGTTTTGCTGGATTTGCAGGAGTGATGGGTCTTATTGCCACAGCAGCAGCTGGAATACCTGCTGCATTCATGAGCATAGTTTCACTTGGGAAATCATTTGTTGGCGCACTTGATCCAGCATTGATGCAGCAGCTTGAACTGGCATTTGCCAATTTAAGCGCAGTAATAGGAATTGCATTTACTCCAATAATTTCAGCAGCAGTTACAATTTTTAGCATGATGGCAGATCAATTAAAGCCAGTGATGGACTTCCTTGTTCCATCAATTCAAAAATTAGCATTAACTATAATAGATATAGCTGTTCCATATGTTGAAATGCTGGCTTATGCTTTGGCAGAAATGGGCCCAGTAATTGACAACTTAACTGGGTTAATGCAACCACTTGCAGCAGTTATAATGCCAATAGTTATTGCTGGCTTCAGAGGACTTGCAACAATATTGAATTTAATTATTGGAGTTTTCAATTTTGCTATTGCTGGAGTATATGCGTTAATTGGAGCTTTTAATAAAGCAGCTGGATGGCTAGTCAGTTGGGTTAGTAAGGATAGTGCAAAAGCAATGGATAAAAGCGCACAAGACGCATTTGCTAATGTTAAAAAATATGGCGATCAGGGAATGAAATCCTTTTCCGATGCTTTTTCAGATATTAGCCAAAAAGTTGCTCCAGCTGTAAA